GTAATTCTGTCGGCAGTGTTCTTACATCGTTAGGATTGCGTGAATAGATAATTGAGTTACTGCCCAGTTTCACCGTACCGATGAATCCATCTTCGGGAGCCAATATAGGAGGATTGACTGCTTTTTCCAAACCAATCAATTCAAGTTTGCGTAGCTGGTTGAGTGACTTGATGTCATCAAGCGCAATCGCGGCAGGGCCACGACCTCTAGTTTCGCCAGACGCTTTGTCCCACCTGCCAACCATGTAAGGGAATTCCTTGTATCCTCGTTCATCGACCACGAGTTGTTTGTCAACTAAGATGTCAACCGATGCGTAAGGAAACTTAACCTTGGAACTCAATTCCTTGGTTGGTGCAACCACCCGCAAAAAATTAAACTTATCGTCTGGAGTTTGTTCTAATGATTTTGCAATCTCGCCTGGAATAGTTGTCCCTGGAAATCTCTGGACAAATTGCCGTGCCGTTAATTCATATTCCCGCATGACCGTATCAACAATACCAGCATCATCTTCAGCAAACACATAAGAAGAGATTGGCAATGCTCTGAAGGTCAGTCCGTTAAAACCTTTTTGCTTTAGTTCTGCCTCTTCTACATATAAACAAATTGTTGCAAATGAATTAAAATCGAGGTAAATCTCGTTGACGACAGGGTAGAAATTACTTTGATCAAGCGCAAAGCGAACTCCATCCTCAACCGTCTTAAACCAGTTCATTACGTTCTGGTTATCATTGAATTGCTTGAACGGGGATGCTTCTGGAATCTTGAAGCCAAACCACTGAATAGCTTTCGGGGTCAAGGTATCCGCCATGACTAACGCTAATGTATTAGCGGCGTGGGGTGCAGTTGAATCATAATGCTTGTGCCGAATGACTCCAGGCACACGGCTTTCCTCTGCGGTTTGCTTGCGTGGACGAATATAATCCACAACATCCCTGTAAAAAGTATCCCAGAGATTGCGGTCTTCTTTTAGTGTTTCATTACGCTTGATTAAACTCTTTGCGTTGACTGCCATCTATTCACCACCTAATGTTGGTTTCTTTACTGTGCCGGATTTTTCTTCGCCTGTGCTTTTACCCATTCCGTAAATACGTTTTCTCTTTGTTTTTTTACTATCCGTTAACAATGAGTCACCTGGTTTAGATTTCTCCGCCGTTGCACGAAGCCCCTTGCTATATAAGCCTAAATTTTGAGCAGGGCCATCTCTCTCCCAATTCTCGATAGCATCAGCGAATCCTGATTGTTTTTCATACTTCATGCCTGGATCGTCTGCATACTTTGCCCCAATTTTTTCTTGAAGTTGAGGGAAACTTGGTGATGCCATAGCAAGCATCATTGAAGGGGTTGGGGCTGTCATCAATATCCGCCTAATTTTTGTTTAGAAGCATTGCCTTCCTCTTCCAATCCAGCCGCACCGCCTTCATTCGTAATCAAGGAACTTCTGCCACGTTTTCTTTTAGCTTGCTCTTGCTTACGGGCTTTCGCTGCCTTTTCTTCCGCTGCGATGCTCGGATCTGGCAAAGGTGTCACCGGAGCAGGCATCGCAGGCATTGCAGGCGCTCCGCCAAAACATCCTGTAAAAATAAAATCAAGTATGTTCATCAATAGCCCCCCAGTGTTTTCTTTTGTTTAGAAGCATCATCGCCTAACCCTTGAGCGCCACCCTCATTAGAAATTAAAGCACTCCTGCCACGCTTTTTATTGTCCGCTGTTTTCTGTCTCATTGCCGCAGAGTTATCTACTGGCGCAGGCTTTGGGGGCGGAGGCGGTGTGTAAACGGGTCTTGGCGGAGGCGCTCCACCCATGATTGAAAAGTAAGTATCAAGAATATTCATTAGAAAATATCAAACTCCTGTTCTGCCACGGTTTGTAATGCGGATGTCCTGGGCGTTCTGTAATCCATTGCCAACTGCATAAAAGCATCAGCCCCATGCGAAGCCCAGTTATGCACTGGGTTTTTCTTGTAGACTCCCAACTTGTCATCAAACTCTTTATGGTAATTACGCAATGACGAAATCAACTTTTCGCATTTCGTCTTATCAAACCAGCATTTTGAAATTATTTGTCGTGCCTGTTCGATTGCTTCTTCTTTTGCTCGTACTTTTTTACCGACTGTAAAAATGATTCCCAGACTACGCGCCGTGTCTCGACGGCTCTTGCCTGTAGTAAGTTCTCGCACTTCAATATCCCACGGCGCATGATGCGCCCCATAGACGTAAGGCTTGCTTTTAAGCACGTTGATAAAGTGTGGTAACCCCTCACCGCTAGCCTCGTAGTAGTCAATGATGCGTATTTCGTTACCTACCGTCTGGTAAAACACAATTGCGGTTGCGTCATCAACACCAAGATCCCAGGCTGTCTGGACATCTATCTTCGATTCCCACGGTATATTTAAAAATCTTCCATCATCTTCCGCCCTTGTCATCTCTCTGGCAAAGTACGCTCCGGGGATTGCCGCATGGAAGCTCGTGTAATATTCCTGCTGTATGAGTTCTGGGCTTAAACCCTCGCGTTCTTCATCAGCAATATCTTCTGGGCTGACTACTGGCGATCCGTCTTCGCCATCGGCATCACGCTTTGTATCATCCACTGTCAACCGTGAGCAAAACCACTGGTCATTCTTGTCCGCCATTTCATACATCTTGTGACCATGATTCTGACCACGCGGTGTATAAATAAATAAAGCCCATCCGCCATTCTCTCTTACAATAGGGCGCATTAAATCCCAGGCTTTCGGTGTCATAATCGGATACTCGGAAAAGATCAGCCCGACGGGATTTGTCCCGACGAGCCAATCTAACCCCATGTCGGTTCCGACCAACTGATAGATACTCCCGTTTGAAAGAGTTATCTTCATATCCGTTTCATTCTTGCTCTTGATCAGTTCCTTCGGGAAATGATCCATCACTTTTAAACCAGCCTTATCGATACCATCCCATATGGCCTTCCTTGCCTGACGAGCCGTCGGGAACAGATGATAATACTGCCCGACTCTTTGAAACATTTCTTTGACGCATAAATTTAAAGCTGTTTTATCCTTCCCAGCGCGTCGATGCCACACGAGTACAGCCCGTTTGACCCCTTCATCAAAAGCCCTAAACAGAGGGAGCTGGTACTGCCTCGGTGTAAATTTGTGTGGTAGTGTCAGGGTCGCCATTATAATTTACGATATTTACCTGGACTTTCAGCCCTGTATCGTTCTCTTCTTTCTGCGCTAATTTCGCGTACCATCCAAAAAGTTCTCTGCGATTTCTATCACTTGATCTTGCCCAGGCGGTAAGCTCTTCCACTCCTCCAATGTTAGCAACCGCTTTCTTGATAGTTCCAGCAACTCCAAGGTCTTCAGTCTCCTGTACAGCTTTCTCCTGCTCCTTGTAAGTCCTGATTCCCAGCGCCTTGTTTGTCTTGTCGAATGCGGCACGTTCTGTCTCGCTCATTTCGTTCAACATGTTGATATACCCTGTGCCATCCGCCACCTATAAATTTGTATAATGTCCACTGCTTGAAAACAAAATAATCAGCAGCGTGGTCTGCCGGACATGTTGTGAATATCCAGTAATATTCGTCATCAATCTTTTTGGCATCACACTTCACCCCGCTGTTCATCGCCATGATGGGATGAGCAAATACGACATCAGGTTTGCGATCACCATTGACATCGTAGTAAACCGTCACATTGCCAGGGATTTCATTGACATTCCATCCCAGCATCATGCTTATTGGCGGCTCTACGACTCCCGCTTTGTTTGACCAGTCTGTAAATGCGGCTCCTGGCAAGGCCAACGCGAGTATTAATAAGGTTGCCGCGATGTTATTTACCATTGACCGCATCGATAATGGCTTCTGTTGCGTCGAAATAAGCCTTGCTATCGATGTAAAAAACTCCCAACCTTCTCAGTTCTGCATCATCTATGCAATGCCCTCCGACATCCTCAAAAAATAACTCTGGATCTGCGGGGCGCAAGGGATAGGCAACATTAATGCCTTCGCCTGGAAAAGACTGACAACTAGTCGTCAGAAGTAAAAACAGAGCGAGGGTCATCATCCAGGCGCTTAATCTTATCGTTGCGTTTTTTGCGTATTGCGTCGCGCACCTCATTGATTTTTCCATGAATATCCAATGCCGCTCTATAGCTTCCAGATTTTTCAAGTTGCCTGCCAATTCTGATTAGGTAAATTACTGCTCCTACTCCTAAAACAAGAGTAATGATCAGTGTTGTCACTTACGGTCTTGCCCCATCTTCCAAGTCGCTGCTCCGCCAATACCAAGTAATCCCCATGCTTCCTGTGGAAACTGGTGATACCCAAGCATCTGGCAAACCATCATGCCAAAACCTATTGCCATCAACGCATAGGTTTTATACCCAGGAGC